ACAATTAATAAACCATTCAGGATGCAATATTTGTAATTGCCATATTCTAGCTTGAGGAATATCTTTCCATTGGCTTATTGCCGCCTGAGAGATGCCTAGTATCTTGGCAAGCTCAATTTGTGAGCCAGCGAGTTGAATTGCTTTATTTTTGTCCATGTGTCTATTATAAGCCACATTATAACCAAGTAAAGTGGAAGGTCATTATTTAAATAAGTTGCGTTGTATTTATAAGATGGCTTATACTTAATCCCATGCCGTAGCACATAGCAAGCGGTCTTTTAAGGAGTCGTAATGACTAGAGTAGAAGCAAACTTGATACTAGATCAAGTCAGAGTTGGGATTATTCATCCTGTTTACATCATCAACTTGGCGTTGACAATTACAGGGGATTTAACATGAAACGTTATCCTCGCACACTAAACGAAGCCTTTCCACAAACAATGGAATATGGCGCAGCAATTACCAAACCTTACAAACAATTCACAGCATCAGACATTGCAATTACTTTAGTTAGTATTGTAGGTTTTGTTGTTTTATTGTTAGACCTTTTTGTATGGAGAGCAGTATGAACGAATTTAAATTAATTGTTACTGCGTGTGAGGACGCAATGACCAAGTATGACCATCAAAGCAATTTGGCATTTCAAGTAGGTTATTACAAATCACAGACTGAGCGTTTGTGTATTGAAGTGGAATTTTTAAAGCAAGAGTTGGAATCAACAATCGAACAAATCAAAGACGTTATGAAAGATTTAGCATGAAAGAAATAGCAACCGCCTTGGTTAAGGCACAAAAGGCGTTTAATCCCGCTTTAAAGCAGTCTGTTAACCCACATTTTAAAAGCCGATACGTTGACCTAGCTGGGTGCGTTGAGGCCGTCATAGACGCATTAAACGACAATGGCATTTATTTGTTACAAAAGACGTTTGAATGCGACAACGGCATTATTTTGGAAACCATCTTTATTCACGAATCAGGTGAATCTATGGAATGTGGCAGATTGCACTTCCCAGCGGTTAAACACGACCCACAGGGTTACGCTAGTGCTTTGACTTATGCAAGGCGCTACAGCTTGATGGCAGCGTGTGGTATTGCACCAGAGGATGATGACGGCAACCAAGCATCAAAGCCAAAACCTAATCTTCCAGTTAAAAGCCATGTAGAGCCTGAAAAACTTGGTTTATTAATTGACAAGATGAGAACGTGTGAAACAAAAGAGCAATTGTTTGCTAGTTATAAGATTGCATTACAAGCCTGTCATTCTGAAAAAGAATGGGAAACAAAGGTAATTAAAGTCAAAGATGAACTAAAGGGGTTAATAAATGAATGAAGATGACATACCTTGTCCAGTTTGCGATCTTGGCGAGTTGGAAATAACAGAAACCCGTAAACATTTGCATTGTGCAATCTGCGGACATTATCAACTTATACCGAAAGATGACGATGATTTCTAAAAAAACTATTGTTGAAATTGCAATTGAGGCGGGCTTTCATAAGTTTTTTGTTGATACAAATGTGGATCATTTCATATATTTTGCTGGAATGATTGCCGAATTGGAAAGGGAAGAATGTGCAGAAATTTGTATCAACGAAGATGACTTCAAGACTCAGATTTGTGCTTTAAAGATATTAACTAGGGGTTTGGAATGACAGAACAACGCACCGAAGAATGGTTTAAACAACGTTTGGGCAAGGTTACGGCATCGGCTATAGCAAACGTCATAGCCAAGACAAAAACAGGCCCTAGCGCATCTAGAGAGAACTACAGCACCCAATTGACCTTAGAACGGTTAACTGGACAACAAGCAGAGTTTTACACAAATGCTGCAATGGAATGGGGTACAGCTACTGAGCCACAAGCTAGGCAGCATTACGAGATATATAGGGATGTATTTGTAGATGAAGTGGGTTTTATTACACACCCAACAATCGAGATGTCAGGTGCAAGTCCTGATGGGTTTGTAGGGGAAGATGGGTTAGTAGAAATCAAATGCCCTGAAAGTAAAACACAAATGGAGACCCTACTAAATCAAAAAGTACCCACTAAGTATATGCCACAAATGCAATGGCAATTAGCGTGTACTGGTAGAAAGTGGTGCGATTTCGTTAGTTTTGACCCAAGGATGCCTGAAAATCTACAAATTTTTGTGCAAAGGGTCGAAAGAAACGATCTATACATCAAGATGTTGGAAGAAGAAGTAACGTTGTTTTTAGCAGAAATTGAAGAAAAAGTTAAAATTTTAAGGAATATCAAATGAGTAAGACATTAAAAGAAATCAAAGTAATTACAGGCAATTACACGGATAAAGACGGAAAACAAAAAAACAGGTACATGAAGATTGGTTCAATTATTGAAACATCTAATGGCCCAATGCTAAAAATTGACACAATACCTTTGGTTAAAGGCGGTTGGGAGGGTTGGGCTTATATTAACGAACCTTTGCCCAAAGATGATGGGGGCGTGCCACATCCACATCCTAATAAAATTCAAAATAAGGGTAATTTTGACAACTTAGAAGATGATATTCCGTTTTAATCATGCAGCAATTCCAAGTTAGACAGGCTGAATTTGACAAATGGCACAAAGACAACCCAATAATATGGAAATATTTTGAGCGTTTTAGCTTGGAAGCGGTCGCTAAGAACCGTAAAAAGATCAGCCATTGGCTCATCATTAACCGCATTCGATGGGAAGTTTACGTTTTAACAACAGGAGAGGACTTTAAGATCAGCAATGACTTTATTGCTTTTTATGCAAGATTATGGCGTAAACATTATCCAGAGCACAAAGAATTATTTAACATCAAAAAAATGATAGGTGAACCATGGCAACAAGAACTAATATGAAAAGAATTACGCTATATTTGCCTGATTCGGTAGATTTAATTAAGAAAAGGCTAGAAGCTGACTGCGGAATACAAATGACGTATGTACAGGTTTTCTCATTTTTAATGAACTTTTACATCAAACACGCAAATGAACCAAAAACAAAATGGAGTCCCTTACAATGAGTAAAGAAGTATTACAACAAGCATTAGACGCATTAGATGACACGGGATTGAAATGGAGAAATGTGGTTGCTGCAATAGTGGCGGTAAAAGAAGAAATTAAACGGTTAGAAAAAATAGAACTTAAAAACAAAAAATTGTGATATAGTTTAACTGCTACCAAAGGGGTAGTGTTTTTTGCAAAGAAACTTTAGTTTTGATGGAAAGTAGTTGCCTTATGGTGAGACTGTAATAAACTGCACTCTCACCTTTTTTTTAGGATAAAGCATGGATAAGTATGCTGGTTTCGTTTCAAACTTTGTACTTGCATTACTTCATTGTGGGACAAACGCCCACTTGATGCACTGGACAACAAGCAGTTTTAGCAAGCACATGGCTCTGGGCACGTTTTACGACCTCATCATTGAGCAAACAGATGCTTATGCCGAGGCTTACATGGGTAAATACGGGCAACTGAAAAAGTTCCCTAATGAATATCACCCCCCAAACAACGATCCAATCAAATATTTTGAAACTTTGTCCAAGTTTGTAATGGACATCAGGAAAGAATTGCCCCAAGATTCAGAATTGAATCAGCTTGTGGATAACATCCAAGAGAATATTGATTCAACCCTATACAAACTCAAATATTTGGACTAATGGCTGATCCACAAAAAATTGCTGCTGCTTTAAAGTTTTATGAGTCCATAAAGAGCCTTAGCCCTTTTGGAATGCCTAATGTAGCCGACATTTATAGCACAATCGGTTCTTTAAAGCGTAAGGGGGCAGATTTTATACAAAACCCCATTGAAAGCGCACAACAAATGGTTGGCAATGCTAACGATCAGGCTAGAGCATTGAATCAGTTAACGGCAGAATCAGCGCAAGAAGGGCTATCCTATGGCCCTAAAACACAACAGTTAGGAACACAATTAGGTGAATCTTATAATCCAACGGGTATGATTGTTTCATCTTTAACTAAAAAATACCCAAATGTTGCATTAAATATATCTGAATCACCTTTTGCGGTTGATCTTTCAAAAATTGTTGTTCCTAAAGAAATGAGAAATCAAGGTTTGGGTTCTAGCGTAATGCAAGATTTAATTGATTATGCTGACCAAACAGGTAAACAAGTCAGATTGTCACCTTCATCTGATTTTGGTGGTAGTCCTACGAGACTTAAAAAGTTTTATAAAGAATTTGGTTTTGTTGAAAATAAAGGTAGCAATAAAGATTTTAGCACTAGAGAAACAATGATTAGAAATCCGAAAGAAACAAATGATTTTGCTGATTGAAAAATATTTTGAAGGTAATTGGATGTTTAATCGATTAATGGTTTTTATTTATGGAAGTATTGTTGGCGCACTAACAATATTAGTTAAATGACTGAAGACACTAAACCCGTAAAATGAATTAAGATTAAACCATGCCAAGCCACTCACCAGCACAAGCAAGAATGATGGCAGCAGCCGCACATGATCCTAAGTTTGCTAAAAAGGTGGGTATTCCTGTAAGCGTGGCGCAAGACTATAATCAAGCCGACAAAGGCAAACGACTAGCCGAAGCAATGAAATCTATGGATAGAAAGAACAAAGAGGGCGGTTAAACAGGCAATTGAGGATGTCGAGTGTGTAATTTTCCTGTTTTCTCGCACACATAATCAAAGACCAAATCAACGCCCTCACCCTACAAGGTGCAAGCAATGACTGAAAACAACAAAATAAAACAAAGCCGTAAGGGAAGAACCAATAATCCGAACGGTAGACCCTCTGGAACGCCCAACAAGGTCACGCAAGAAGCTAGACAGGCCATAGCCTCATTTGTGGATGGAAACGCCCACAGGCTCGCTGAATGGCTCGATGCTGTTGCACAAGGTGACCCAACAAATGATATAAAGCCAAACCCAGCCAAGGCGTTTGAGCTGTTCCAAAGCGTTGTTGAATATCATGTGCCGAAGTTAGCACGTTCAGAAGTCACGGGGGCAGATGGTGGCCCTCAAGAAATGGTTATTAAATGGCAAGCGGAATCATAGAAATACCCTACAGCCCTAGAAAGCAATTTAGGGAATTTCACGCTAGAACCGAAAGATGGGCTTGTTTGGTTGCTCACCGAAGGGCGGGTAAAACAGTAGCAGCTATCAATGACATCATTAGAGCAGCCATTACCTGTAAAAGCCCAATGCCCTTGTTTGGGTATGTTGCGCCATATAGAAGTCAAGCTAAAAGCGTTGCATGGGATTATCTTAAATACTTTGCCAGACCCATCACCAAGTCAAGCAATGAGGCCGATTTAATCATTGAATTGCTCAATGGGGCAAAGGTCAGGCTATTTGGGGCTGACAATGCCGATGCCATGCGTGGATTGGGTTTTGATGGCCTTTACCTTGATGAATATGGGGATTTCAAGCCTAGTGTGTGGGGCAATGTGGTGAGGCCAGCGCTATCAGATAAACAAGGTTGGTGCGTCTTTGGGGGAACGCCTAAAGGGAAAAACCAGTTTTGGAATATTTATGAGACAAGCAGAAAGCTACCAAACGAATGGTTTACATTAACATTACCAGCTAGTAAATCCAAGCTATTGCCTGAATCAGAGTTAGATGCAGCCAAGGCGCAACTAGCAGAAGACCAGTATTTGCAAGAATATGAATGCAGTTTTGAAGCTGCAATTGTTGGGGCGATATGGGGTGTTGAGATGCGGAAGGTGACCGAAGATGGTCGCATAACCAAGGTTGAAAACCAAATTGAGGTCAAAACCCACACCGCTTGGGACTTGGGACATACCGATGACACAGCGATTTGGTGGTATCAGGTCATTGGTGGGGAAATCCATATTGTTGATTTTTTTGCACTTTCTGGTGGAACAATTGAAGAATTTGTATCAAAAATCAAAGAAAAACCATACAATTACGGAAAGCACTACTTACCGCATGATGCAAGAGCAAGAACTTTGGCAAGCGGTGGGAAGTCAGTAATAGAGCAAATGGCAGCGCATCTAGGTATTAACAATTTGGCGATTGTGCCAAGTCTAAGTGTCCAAGAAGGCATACAAGCCGTGAGGACAGCGTTGCCAAGGTGCTGGTTTGATGCTGAGAAATGTGCAGATGGCATTGAGGCATTAAGGCAGTATCAGCGTGAGTATGATGAGGACAAGAAGGCTTTTAGGCAAACGCCCAAGCATGATTGGACAAGTCATCCAGCCGATGCAATGAGGATGTTGGCTATAAGTTGGCGGCCTGAACCTACAGTTAGACCGCCTGATCCGAACAAAGTGTTGATTGTTGGCCCTGAAAATGAAGTCACAATGAACGATATGTGGGCAATTCACAAACAAACCGCAAGGAGTAATCGAATATGAGTGGAATACAAAGTCCTTATCGCTATCAATATGAACACGTCCCATCAAGCACAACGGCTCAAGTTTTGGGCGGTACAGGCGCTATTGGTGATTACATACATCGTTTAGCTTGTACGGTATCTACTGCTGCAACTGGAAACGTCATTATTCTTGATGGTTCGGGTTTTAGTCACACAATATTGCCCGCTTTGCCTGGCGGTGGCACTGGTCAATACGATATTGAATTGAATGTTGCGTCTAAAAATGGTGCTTGGAAGATTACAACAGGCGCTGGCGTTGAAGTGTTTGCTGTTGGTATCTTCTCGGCTTAATCATCATGAATAAACCTGGTCTTTATGCCAATATTTTGGCTAAACAAGAACGAATCAAAGCGGGTTCAGGCGAAAAGATGAACAAAGTGGGCAGCAAAGATGCCCCTACCGACAAAGATTTTAAGCAAGCTGCTAAAACTGCAAAGCCTGAAAACAAATGACAGCCGCATGGACTCGCAAAGAAGGCAAAAACCCTGAAGGCGGTTTGAACGCTAAAGGGCGTGCGAGTTATAAAGCAGAAACGGGTGGCACTTTGAAGCCTCCTGTTAAGTCTGGCGATAACCCAAGGCGTGCATCATTTCTTGCTCGAATGGGTGCAACAAGTGGCCCGATGGAAAAGAATGGCGAACCAACAAGGTTGGCTCTTGCTTTAAAGGCTTGGGGAGCATCATCCAAAGAAGATGCCAGAGCCAAGGCAAAAGCAATTTCTGAAAGAAACAACAATGGCTGAATTAGTCCCAACGGAAGTTGACAAGTACAACACCCTTATTGCCACTTATGACAACGAGTTCAAGAAGTGGGAAGCACGCACTAAGAAGATTATTAGGCGTTATAGGGATGACACACGAAGCGCAAGTGGTAACGATACCGCTAAATTCAACATTTTGTGGTCAAACGTACAGACCCTGATACCCGCTGTATATAGCAAGATGCCAAAGGCTGATGTCAGCCGTAGATTTGGGGACAATGACCAAGTTGGGCGTGTAGCATCAATATTGGTTGAGCGTGCATTAGATTTTGAAATTGAGCAATACTCAGATTTTAGAAGCACTATGCGCTACGCTGTGGAAGATCGTTTCTTGGGAGGCCGAGGCGTGGCATGGGTTCGTTATGAGCCACACGTTGTGCAAGTGCCTGGCATGGAAGAAACTGCTGAAAACGATGATGGTTTGCAAGTCACAGAAGATGCAGATGAGGCAGAAGGCAAAGACTACACGGCTGGCGTAGTTGAGCCAATGGAGCAGATTGAATATGAATGTGCGCCTACTGATTACGTTCATTGGGCTGATTTTGGACATAGCGTTGCCCGTACTTGGGAAGAAGTAACTCAAGTCTGGCGTTGGGTTTACATGACCAAAGATGCTCTTGTTGAGCGTTTTGGTGAAGAAGCTGCTAAAAATATCCCATTGGATAGTGGGCCTGATCCATTATCCAACTATGCAAGCAGTCAAAAAGAATACACAAGGGCTAAGATTTGTGAGCTGTGGGACAAAGAAACCGCCAAAGTCTATTGGTTTAGTAGACAAGGCAATAAATTTATTGATGTACGGGATGACCCACTAGAGTTAGAGCAGTTTTTTCCATGTTGCAAGCCTTTGTATGCAACCATGACAAGCGATAGCTTAGTGCCTGTTCCTGATTTTGT